AAGTGGCACCAGCAGGGCTGGTAGTAGTCCCGTCCTTCAAGTAGAAACTGGGGCCAGGAGCTGCCGACACAGCGAGCGTGGGGATTTCGGCCTCACACTCGGCCATGAAGTACAGATTGCAGCCGCCGGTGCCGTTGAGAGCGGTGTCGGCCATGACAATGACCTTGGCCTGGAACGACAAACGAGAGTCAGACCCGTCAGGGTTAACGTAGTAGTCGTCCGAGCCAGGAGGCGGAATGCAAAAGGCCCCAGAGGACCAGGATTGCCAGGTGTCCGCTCCAGTCTGCGAGGACATGACACGCAACTTGTTTTGGGCCGACAGGCCTTCAACAGGAGCCAAAGGGTCTTCAAAACAGGCGCCGGTAAGGGCGCCAATCGCCGTGGCGGGGCAGGTTGGCTCAGTCATGAAACAACCCTTGATGACCTTGAACTTGGAGTACTCGGTGAGAAACTCCTGGAACTTGGTGCCGGCGAACATCGGGTCGAGCGGGTTGATGTACCCGGTGAGCAGGATGTCGCCGACGTTGTTGGTGCCAGCGCCAAGGCCAGCGACTACCAGATCCATGGTAGTGACGCTGACACGAAGGGCGTTGCCTCGGTTGTCTCGCTTGAGGACCTTGAGGTCCTTGAGTCCCTGCAGATTTCCGAGGGTGCCAGCCGATGCAATAGTGGGAGAACTTGCGACAGGCATAGTGCCTCCGCCAGCGCTCCACTTCGACACAGCAAGCTTCGTAGGCTCATGGGATGCAAGAAGCAACGGAGCAACTTGAGGTGCAAGTTGAAGCGCGACCTTCGCAGCCTTGCCCAGGATCGAAGTCCAGCTGGCAGCGGACTTCTTCTTGGGGGCCTTGGGGGGAGAAGCACGAGGAGGAACCGGATGAACCGGCTTCTTCGGCTTCGGGACGTGAACAGGTTTGGCAGCAGCCTTGTGAGCGGCAGCCTTGGGCATGGACAGAAATGAAATCTCTTCTTGGTTACAAATCAAGAAGCCAAACACAGCAGTACTGAGTTTGGTCGCTACTAGTCTAGATCGGCGACCTATTCGAGTCCGGTGTGCAAATAACGCAACTGGTAATCCGTCGGAATGCGACCGGTCCTAGTAAGCCAGGGCCAGGCAGCAACCAACAACTCGAGTAAGCCGCGAATTTGAACACGGGTCGGGTAGTGGGTCCAAGCCTCAGCGTAGATGTTCAAAGCACGCTGGTAATAGTAGGCAGGGTCCTGGTTAGTGGAATAGAGAAGTTCATCGAGAAACTTCTTGTAACGCGGAGTGCGACACAAGACGCCATCAATTTCGATGTTCTCAGAAGATCCACAATAGTCAATATGGTACTGGCCAACAGAGTTAGACAACTCCTTGATTGTCATACCTAGCACAGACACAAAAGACGAAAACGCAGAATCCAAGTTAAGAGGGCAGTCGGGATGAACAGAGATGACAGAGTCGTCACCGCAGCACAAACACCGAATCCAGAAGACGACGACGTCGTATGTCGCTTCCGGGTTCTGATAGAACACCCAAGACGAGATGAGAAGAATGAGAACAAGAGTATTTAAGAATATAGTGAGAAGCCACCCCGAGGGGTTACCACTCTTCTTCTTGAACATCAAACCGTCGGAGCGTAAGCAAACGGCATACAGCGCCATAGCGAACAGAGCGTAGACACGCTTCTCGCTGGCGTTGCAAAAGACGTTGCAGGCCCGACGACACATCTCAAAGAGTAAAGGAATGATACTTGCATCGTAGTCCTGGAAATCGTTGCAGCTGGTTGTGCCGCGCGGAAACAGGGTACGCATCATGGAGTTCCAACCTCCGTACTGAAAGGTTCGACCAACAGTACTCCAGGTGTGATTTGCGCGGTACCAGCGTTCAAGCATGGGACCAAAAATTCGCAGACACGATAAATAATGGAAGAGCGG